CCAATTGTTTGTCTATCTGTTGTGAAATCTCTCTAATTTTTAGGATACCTTCATCAGAGAAAAAACCAGGATGGTCCTTTGTATACAAGAACAGATGATGACGCAAAACAATTGCGTCACGTCTATCTAATTCAAGGTTAATCACAAATCTCCTTCCTTACGATTTTCAGATTTGTGAACATCAAACTCTCCACCAGGATAACGTGCTTTGAGTTTGTCCACGTTCATTTCTAGCACCTCATCAAAGGATGTGTCAAGTGCCATACATGCCTGAGCAATATACCAGCAAATGTCACCCAGTTCACGTTTCATGTGGAAAACATTATCTTCATTATAAGGTTTGCCCTGGAAGATAATTTTCTTCACAACTTCAGTGAACTCACCAGACTCAGCAGTCAAACCGAGTGCAGCAGTCAGCAACTGAGAAGTGTTAGTTCCAGTGACTTCAAGTTCTGCAAGACGAGAACCCATTGCACCATAGTCAAGACTTGGTTCACTGGTCACACCTTTTACAAATTCAATATACTTTTCGGTATCAACGTTAGTCATGAAATTCTGAAATAAATGGTTCTTGGCAATTTTGAGGGAGGTTTTGTTGAGTGGCAATCTTTTGACCACCAACTTCAATATAATCTACTTCTTTCCAGCTACCACCAACACCACCATCCATATTAATAACAATATCTTTGGTAGGTAATTGATTTTGCGGAAATGGTTCTAGATCAATAGTTTGATAAACTGGCTTGAATTGGTAGTAATGACCTTCTCCACGCATACCAACAAGATTGACAGCATCACGAAGAGCACCACAGTCAGCAATTTTCTTACCAGTTGAATCAAAGACAGAATAGTAACCGTTCATGAGAACTTAAATCCCTCAAATGATTTCTTTGGTTTTTGTTCCTCATAAGTATACTCCTCTTCT